GGCTTCGGCTACCGTCCAGAATGCTTCCTCCGCTCCCATGTTCTTGAGGTCGGAGGCGCTGAGGTTGAGCGCGTCAAAGTACCGGTTGTACGTTGCCAGTCCGGCCGCGCCGTCGTTAATCGATTGATTGAGTTTGCGCGTTCCTTTTTCCAGTGATTCCAGACTTGCCCCGCTCATTTCCGCGACGTACTTGAGTTCACTGAGCGATTCCGCGGACCAGTTCGTCCGCTGCCTCATCTTGTCTATCTCTTCGCCGGCTTTCGTCCAGGCGGCTGTCGCCGCCCCGATGGCCGCCAGCATCCCCGCACCCACGCCCACAAACGTTTTCCCCAGGGCTTTCGTTTCCTTGTCGACGCGCTTGAGTTCGCTCTTGAACTGGGTCGAGTCTATCCCCAGCGTTACGAATAGTTTCGAGATTTCTTTCGCCATTACTTCTCGTCTCCGCCCAGTATCCGGTTGATGATTTTAACCTGTTCCAGCTGGTCTTCCGGCGTGGACGCTTTTCGCCCCTTTGGCTTTGGCTTCCAGTCATAACCGGGGAAGATGTCCCACGGCTGGTATACCTTTTTGATTGGTTGCTTGTAGTGGATGTTGTGGAGTTTGATGGTGAGGTTATTGATTGCCGACGTGATCACGGCGGTGTTGTAGGCGTCTATCTCCCGTGCGTCCGCATCCGACTGCTGTTTCCTGTCCGCCAGTGCGTTGAACTGCGCCGGCGTCATGTTCCAGAACTCGTCTTCACTCAGGCCGATGTCGTGCCGCGCGTAGCTCCAGAGCCGGAGCCAGTCCGTCTCCGGCGGCTCTCCGGTAAAGGGGCGGTGGTCTGTCCGTCCCCCTTTGCCTCAGGCATCGCCATCATGAACGCTTTTGAAACCGCTCCGATGACGCCGGGTATGGTGGCCGGATTGAGAAAGTCGCGGATTTCATCTTCGGTTATGTCCTGGTCTTCTGGAATGATGAGCAGGTAGACCAGTTTGAGGAAGTGCTCCGCCTCCATGTCCAGTATCCGGACATTGTTCTTGAACAGGTCCAACCCGGTTTCTTTTTTGAATTCCAGTATCGTCTTGAAGTTCAGCCGGAGCGTCCGCTCCCGCCCGCACAGTTCCACCGCGGAACCGGTGTACAGTTTCTCCTCGTTCATGGAATCTCCTTTTTTCTTTCGTCGTTCCCGCGCAGGCGGGAATCCAGATGGGGATAATGGGTTGGGTCGACTTTTACCTTTGCCTTTTGATTTCTACGCAGCCGGCCTGGTAACCGTGAGGATGTACAACCTCGGCGCTTTGGCTGATTCGTACGCGACGATAAAGATGTCCGTGGTTGTTCCTGCTGCCCCCAGCGCAATCTCCCCACTTTGCGCGCCACTGGCGACCGATGTCCCCTGGACGTAGATGGTATGGCTGGCCGCCGTCGGGGTGAGCTTCACCCATGAACTGGCGGTGTTTACCGTGCAGGCATAGGCATACGTTCCGGCCGCGATAGCAGGTGTGATACTGAGAGCTGTCGTATCCGTCTCTTCAATGCCGGTGAGGTTGCTGATGCCGGTAGTCTGTGTGGTTAGTAGCGTCGGTTTTCCGCTGATTCTCAACGACCCGCTTACGCTGAGCTTGCCATCATACGGGAACGACGCCGAGAACCCCTGCGCAAAGGCGCTGAAACTCCATGCCGCGCCTACGCTCATCGGCAGGACAATGAATCCCGCACGGCTGGTTCCACCCTGTATGTCTGTGTGGAAGGCTATCTGCCCGGCCGTATCAGAGGCGATGAAGTTTCCCTCCACGGATACCTCTCCACCGTCCACCCTCCCGGCGATGTATTCCTTGAACCCGTCCGCCGAGTCGTGATTGGTGACTTCGATGAGGTCACGGCTCTGGTTCGGCCCTGTGATGCTGGTGAGTTCCAGAACCTTCCGGTAATTCCACACCAGTACGGTTGTTTTTGCTGCAACTGCGTTCGTCATGCCGCGCCTCCTTTTAGCTGATGGTCAATGTCGGTTTGCCGGTGTAGTGGAAGGTGGCGGAGAACGGAATCTTGCCGTCAAACGGGAATCCCATAGAGAAGGCCGTGCAGAACGCCGTGCCGCTCATATTGCCCAGCGATGACGGGAAGGTGATGAGGAGCGTCCGGCTGGTGCCACCCTGGAAGTCCGTGTGCAGGGCAATCTGTCCGGTGCTGTCTCCCGCGATGAAGTTCCCCTCCACGGAGACCTCGCCGCCGTCTGCCAGTCCGGCGATGTATTCCTTGAACCCATCTGTTGAATCGTGGTTGCTGACGTCGATGAGGTCTCGGCTTTCGTTCGGGCCGGTGACGTTAGTCACTTCAGCCAGGACGACGCTGTTCCACGTCATGTCTACCCCAAACCCTGATACTGCGCTTGTCATTGTCTATTCCTCCTGTGTTTAACTTTCTTCGTGCCATATAATGTAGTCAGTGGCGACCTGGTAGATGTTTGTCGCCTCGCCCTCGTAAAAGTCGGTCTCGTCCTCGAGGAATACCGCCTGCACCACCACGCCTCCCTCACCGCCCATCGTCCCGGTGTAGCAGTCCAGCACCCCGCGTATCGCCTCGGTCACCTGTTTTGCGCTGCCGTATGAATTGGCAAACACACTGATCTGTAGACGTGGATGCGCCAGACCTGATTCTCCGTCATGGCTGTGCTCCCGGACGCCGCTGATTTTACTGATGACAACGTACGGTTTGATGGTCGTCTGCTTCGCTATCCCCAGGTCTATGCGGTCTCCTACCAGCGCGGTCACTGTCGACTGGGCGAGCAGGTACGTTACCAATGCGGTCTCGATTATCATTAGAACGACCCCTCTATCGTCTTCTTTATCCCGTTGCCCAGGTTCGCTTCCACCGAAGGCTTGATTTCATCCCACGCCGGCCTGATGAACGGATGAGGCGGCGCCGGGTGCGGGCCTCCATGCCCGTATTCCACCAGGTGCGCGTGCGGTGCTTTTCGTGGACGAATTCCGGCAAACCCTACCGCGGGCTGGCTGGTGGTCTCCGGCAGTGCCACGGCGTAGGTTGATTTTTTCAGGTTTCCAGTCGGTCCCTTCGGCGCCTTTTCTTTAATCCGCTTCGCCACCCGCCTGGCTTCCGTCAACAGCAATTCCGTTGACGCTGCTGTCAGTTCCTTGATGCACTGGTTCGTCTTTCGCTCAAACTCGTCCAGTTGCATTTTTGGTATGTAAATGCCCGTTTTGGGTATCATTGACATTTAGTCCATCGCCTCTTTACACTGGAGAACCAACTCCGCATTCCGTTCCCATGCATTGGCAATGGAGAGTATTTCCAGTACCCGGCCGCTGTAATATATACGCCAGTCCGCTTTGACGTCCGTCCGGTACCGCAGACGGATCACACCCTGGACGTCCGCGTTCAGCTTTGCCGCTGCCTCATAACGTCGCCCGCTTTTCCAGTCAATGGCGGCCCATGTCTCGGCTACATCTTCATAAGTGACTCTGACATCACCCTCTGTAGCCCTCGTCTTCACCGGCTTGCGCAGCGTTACCCGGCTCCGGAATTCTCCCGATCGGCTCATAAAGCACCTTTTGAAAACAACTTTATTAGTAACATTGCTATTTTCCTGTACCATGGTATTGGGCGAGACCACCACGAAACATATTCCTGGCATTCTTCGCACCAGTCAAAACAAAGTTCCAATACCATCGGGTGTTTTTTTGTCCCTATGCAATGAGTTTGTTTAAGTGGGTATATAATAGTACGTAAATGATGTTGGTTGGTGTGGGAATTAATCACAGCACCCGCTACTGCCATCAATACGCCTTCTCGCTGCCGAGCAGTGCCTGCGCCGCCATCGGTACTGTGCTTACTGTCGTCCCGGCAATGACCTCTTCTCGGTGTTCGTACCAGTGGCCTATCATGAGTTTCAAACCCTGCCGGAATTTCGCCGGCACGTCGCTGCCCGCGTCCCCGTATCCTGCTGTATACGTGACGCATATCCCCCCACGCGGCCTGAGCGTGGTGGACGGCCAGCTCTCGCCGTAACGCAGGTAGACCTTCGGCGCGTATAAATCGTTCTTGTCCAGGCTGATGCCCGTGGCGTAATACGCGGTATCGTCCGTGTCGTAGTAGACCACAACCCCGGATGCCGTGGCTGTGCCCGTCCCTGTCCCCGCGCCCGTCGCTTTGAAACAGGTGCCCACCTCGCTGTCCGCCGCCCCTATCAATGTGAAATCTGTGGTGCCCGCGGTGAGGATACGGTAGACCGTTCCAATGGAGAACGACCCCGCCGTGACCGCCGTCTCCTGTACCGGGGGCCTCGGCAGTTCGATGACGTTTCCATCCGGCCATTCATCCAGCCATAATTCCAGCGTCGTGGTGATGAACGTCCGCCAGCACATCACGTTCTCGGCATGCTCCCGGGCCGCCGTTATCAACGCCTCTATCAGGTCGTCCTCGTCCCCCTCGCCG